ACGAAAGATGGTAGATCTATTTACCTCGAAGTCAAAGGATATCTTAGGTACGAAGACCAAGCCAAGATGAAATCAGTGAAACACTGTAATCCTAATTTAGATATAAGGTTTGTTTTTGCTACCGATTCTAAAGTGCAGGGTTCAACCATGACTAATTCTTCATGGTGTGAAAAATATAATTTTCCCTATTGCGTCGGTTCGCCACCTAAACATTGGTTTTCGTAACATGACGGTGCACCTATGCATTCCCGACGCACATGCCAAGCCCGGCACAAGTAACACAAGAGCCGAATGGCTCGGAAAGCTAATCAACGATGTTCGACCCGATGTCGTTATTGACCTCGGAGACAGTGCAGATTTCGAGTCCCTATCTTCTTACGACAAAGGAAAACGGTCCTTTGTGGGTCGATCCTACCGAGCCGATATTGACGCATACCTCGACTATCAAGACCGCCTATGGTCGACAGTGCGACAGGCGAAAAGACGCCTCCCGTATCGAGTCCGCCTTATCGGAAACCATGAGCAAAGGATTGATCGAGCACTCGACGCATCACCAGAGTTGGTTAACACAATCTCCTACGCAGACTTACAAGACGATAAGAACTACGATCAAGTAGTCCACTACGAAGGCAATACTCCTGGTGTTATTGAAATTGACGGATGCAGTTATAGCCATTATTTTACTTCTGGCATTATGGGCAGGCCAATCTCAGGAGAGCATCCCGGTTATTCTTTGGTTACAAAGAAGCTTTGCTCTTGCACTGCTGGTCACGCTCACGTATTCGATTATTGTGTGAGGCAAGGCAAAGACACAAAGATCATGGGTCTTGTTGCTGGATGCTTCATTGATTATCGAACTGGATGGGCAGGAGAAGTACAGAAGCTCTGGAACTCAGGTGTTGTTATCAAGCGCAATGTCTATAAGGGACAATACGATTTAGAATGGGTAAGTTTGGAGGCTCTTAAGAAAGAGTATGGACAGTAAGATTACACGGCTGCTAGAACTATTCAGTCTCGAAGAAGCCATCATGCTAATGGACATAACACCCGAAGAGGTGCTTGAGATATTGGTCACTGGCGGCCATGTAGAGTTACCTCCATTCTTGGATGATGAGATTATTGAAGATGAACGAGTTTCCGAGCAAGAATAAAAAAAGAGCCCAGCGACGTTATAGGGATCGCAAGGCTCAGCAACGTAGAGCAGATAAATTTAAGTACGTAAGGAAGAACAGAGATGTTGAATTGCCAGAATTGCCTGAGGTGGTGGAAATGGACAACGGGCAAATACAAAGGTTGGGGGACTTGCACATCGGACGGGATCAGGACACTCCCGGACGACAGGTGCGGGAGACACTCGGATCTACACCCGATGTCGGACCAGGAGCTGACCTTGAGGCAACAGCGTGAAGGCGCCAATGCCGAGAAGGCATATTACAAATAAGAAAGCCCGGGCTAATCCCCCGGGCTTTTTCTTTATCCAGTATAGTCTGACAACTTGTAGGCTTCACCTTTCTTTATAGACGGCGTTGCCTTACTAACACTACCTAACATGCCCATAAACTCAGGAGTCATGTCTACTATTTGTTGACCTAATGCTTTCTGGCTTGTGACAGCTGGCTCATTAGTTGGTGTGTAAGTTCCTTGTATTGGAGTGTACCCACTAGACTGAATTTCACTTGGCTCTATTGTGCTTGAACCTAAACTAGCTAGTGGTCTAAGTTGTCTAGACCTATTTGCCCCAGCTATTTCGAAATGCATATAGTCAGGATTACTCCAAGTACCTCCCCAAGCTAATCCATGGCGCTGTGCGACTTCACCGATATTATCTGGAAGATTAGTCTGTCCTCGACTACGAGTATTAACATGCCAGTTAACATCGATAGCAGCACCAAAGGCATGGTTAGACCATGAATTAGTTCCAGCAATACGTCTAAAGTTATATCCTCCAGATTGCTTAGGATCGACATGGTAGCCCATACCTTCTAGCTCACTAAGGAAACCTTTAAACCTGTCATGATAATCAGAATGCACAGAGAAACTAGCTCCACTTCCGGTTTTGATAGTAACTAGGCCGTCACCGACAGGACGCTCTTGCGCTTGAGGCTGTGCCTCTCTAGCGTATGCAGTAAATGCTCGCTGCGCCACTGGTTTAACTGGATCATTATCAGGTAGACTAGATATAATAGTGTTTAATTGTCCCTCAGGAGATTGGTGGTAAGCCTCGCCTTTCTCCATCGCTGACACAAAGACATCTGAGAGTTCGTATTCATCACTCATCGTGGTTACCTGCCCCACCGATTGGCACAACAGAGAAGAGTTGCTTATCACGCTTAATAGGAGTATGATAATCCTGGATTCGCATATACTTCCCTTCGCCACCGATTTGTCTTGAGAAGTTGGTACCACGCTTCGTATTAGCCGATTTAGTCTCTGCCCAACCAACAGTCGGAGCTTCGTTAGTAAATCCATAGTGATACTCGAAAGCTCTTAGAATGTCATCTGGTCTATTTCCTGTAACCGGATCAATAGAGAGTCTATCTCTCTTTAAGTCAGCATGATCAGCTAATCTTACTTCGAATGGTTCTTTACCATCTCTCTTGAACACAAGATAAGTAGTACCACTCCTAGAGATTTCTTTCTCAACAGTGAAACCCGGATGCTTACTATTGATCATTGACTCGACTTGATCTGCTACCTTCTTAATACCTTCGGCACGTATAGCGTGATCTTCGGGAGTCATATGATTATGCTCATACGGAGCTACAGTGCGATCAATACCCTCCATTTTGGTAGGATCGCCCCCTTGCCTGACATATTCGATTCGCTTTTTGGCGATATCGACTGCGTATAGATTACGCTCTTCTTTGGACATCTCCTTCATAGTCGGAGGTATACGACCAGCCATTGGGTCAGCAGGTGGTTGCTCTTGTTTCATGGGACCACTAAAAGTACCGCCCCTGATTTGGTCCTGTGGTTTAACATCCATTTGGTCAATAGGAAAGTTTTTCTGGCGCTCACCACCAGTCATGTGTTGACGAGTTTGAACTAACCGAGCCTCGACTTCACCCATTAACATACGATATGCATGAAACCCTGGATCGCGAGTTCCAGGGTATTTTTCGTCGTACCTCTTATAGAGAGCTTGACGCTTAGCTTCTAAGTTATCCCATTCGGTAGCCATCTCTGCCCAACGTTCACGATGACGAGTGGCATCGCCTCCACGTTTCTCGATATCCAAGATGCGGTCAGACACTTGTTTCATTTTGACCGCTACTGCTTGAGTCTCCTTAAGAGCCTTATCTAGTTCTAGATCAATCTTAGAAAGTTCAGAACGAATAGCTCCAGCTTCCTTAGACTTAGCCATATACCTAGGATCACCACCCTGCGCAAAGAGTTCCTTCTTGTGCTGGACAAAGTGTTGTATCTCATGAAGAGCAACACTCATGGCTTGGTCTAGAGTTTGACCTGTAGCATAGAGATGATTGTTAGCTGGGTCGTACATACCACGACCTTTAATCTCACTTTCACCTTTACCTAGGCCAATCTCTAGAGTAGTCTTAATCTGCTTAGCTTCAGGGTAGTGTTTATAGAGTTCAGGATGGTCAAGAAGACCTTCGAGAGGCACACCACGCACAGCGAACTTAGAAGTAGCTGTCTGCTCAGTACTAGTTCCTACTGTGCCCCAACCAGTGTCTACGCTTGATGCCTGCTTAGGAAGTTCGTACTTCTTGTGTAGTTCTAAAACGCCAGGCTTCCATTGAGCACCTATGTCATTTATCTCAAATCGCCACTGACCGTCTGGAAACTTGACCCAATTAGTATTTCTGAATATTTCAGCAGGAGGCACGCCTGCTGCTGCCTGTTCTTTAGCAAGATTATAGTAAAGCTTATTTGCTCCTCTAGCGTTGATACCACCAAAAATACCCAGCTCAGAAGCGCCAACATTAGTTTTAAAGGCACGCATAGAGCCTACGCCCATCATGGTCCAAGAGTCTTCGTCGAGCTTAACTGTCTGATCAGGTAGATCACTTACAGCACCAGCCATCCGAAGGAACTGGTTAGCTGCTCCAGCGCCCATAGGAATAGCGTATTGCTGAAGAAACGAAGCTACTGGATGCTCTGTTTCTTTGATCCAGTCCTTACCGAACTGAGCTTCTACATGATCTAGAACACTACGCAACTTATAGAAGCCAGCATTGTCTTGGCGCTTCTTAGCATTAGCTGCTATATCTGCTGTAGAATAATAGTCCTGAGTGTCGTATCTAGAACCACCAAACTTCTGCCCATGTTCGATAGCGCTATTAAACGCTATCGTTGCATCGCCATCAAACGGATCGTCACTCACCAGAACCTCGTGCCTTAGTATCAGGGTTCAAACCAATCCTGGAATTTAACTCAGAGTCAGCTGCGCTTGTCTTAAGAAGCACATCAGCAACCTTCTCAAAGAGAGACATGATTGCACCAGGTTGTCTAGGAGCATTGGAATTGATCCCTAGACCTTGCACAAGATTAAGTAGCGCAGGACCGACTGGCTTACCGTCTGCCTGAAGAATAGGAACAATGCCTCTAATCTGAGAGTTGAGAACATCAATGCTCTCACGCGCTCTCTGATAATTAAGTGCGACATCCACGCCCATAGCATACACATTACCGCGAACACCAAGCTTATTGGAAGGCTGGGGAGCAGTGACAACTTGGAACTGATTGGTTGCTTCGTTCCACTTAAGATCCATGATAGAGCTAGAGGTACGAATACTTTGAGCATCAGCACCAAGTTTACGGAACAGAGTGATGAAGCTGCCCTGTACCCACTTCTGGTACTTATCCCAAGAAGCTTGGTCACCGGCCTCTTTAAGCTTTATGGCTTCATTAGCCACCTGAGGTGAAGTCATTCTCTGCCAGAACTGCATGTGCTGTTTAGGATCAATCTGACTAAGAATGTTCTGACTCTCAGGACCATAGAGAGAATTAATAACTCCAGACTTAACAGCCGGAAGTGTCTTAGGATCAGTCATAATTCTAAAGGCGTTATCGAGAACTTGTTTAGTAGCTTCAGGATTCTTCTTATCTGAGTTAGCCTCCTGAAGAATCTTAGCGAAAGACTTACCCTCTAAGATCGCAGCTGTACCAGCATCAGCAAGAGAACGTTGCACATCGGTAAGAAGTTTAGCATTACCGTTGATCAGACTCGAAGCTAACTGATCACCTGCGATACGTTTAATGGCACCAACAAGATTGATAGACTGATACTGCTTAAGTAACGAGTTCTCGGTGCCCTGCTCAATAAGTTTGTTGTGCCGTTCCCAAGCAAGGATCGAGCCATAGTCTTTATTATAGATTGAGTCCTGAATAAACTTCAAAGAGTTCTCATGACCATCCATAAGCTCTTTGAGTTTAGCCGGAGGAAGTAGCTGAGCAAAGGTAACTTTGTTATCTCCAAAGGTCTTAGAGTTCAAGAAGTTCTGAGCTTCACTTATCCATCGGGTACGGTACTGATTGAAAGAAGCATCCATCTGGGCTTTCTCTTCAGCAGTCATAACGCCTGTGCTAGCTTTCTCAGCCATCTTGATTAGGTCTTCTCGACTACCAAAGGAACCGATGACCTGGCCCATCAAACTATTCTGAAGCATGTTAAGGCCCTGCCTAGCAGTGCGATCAGCGTCCTCTTCAGTAGCAGCATTAAGAGCCTTATCTGCTGCGAGCCTTTGCATATTGTACGAGAGATTAGTATGGGACTTAGTACGCTGAGCAATAGCAAGATTAAGTTCGTCTAAGGAATAAGGTTTACCTGCAGCTTTACGAGAATAGAAGTCATCAGGAAGATGACCATTATGCGTAGCCCAAGTAACTGCTTGATCATACTGCTTCTCAGCAGGATCTACTCGGCCAGCAATCTCTGAACGTAATTCGGCAATGACCCTATTAGCCGGATCAACACCAGTAACGTCCTTCACTACGTTGTCGATGTGCTCGCGATAGCCAGGATACTTAGCCCTGAGACCGCGAGCCATGATATCTAATTGGGTATAGTATTGAGTATCAGAGACCTTACCTGAAGCCCTAGCTTCGCCCAATACCTTAAGACGTAGCATCTGGGCGTTCAGATCCTTAGGAACACCATTGGTGCTAGATAGGCTAGGATCACCCATAGCATACTTGATCCTAGTAAGATCATCGATATGAGCATCACGAAGTGTATCTACTGTAGCTGTTGCTTCATCACGGATCTTACGTTTGAACCAACTATCAACACCAGACACAGTAGCACTAACGGCATCACCAACTCCAGCGATGCCTTTAGCAATAGAACTAGAAGTACTCTCGTAACCCTTCGAAAGATGAGTAAAGTTAGGGACGTTACCCGACTCAACTGCCGGATCAAAAAGTGAATCGCCCTTTGCGAAATCAGCCATAATTACTTACCTCTCCTTTCGAGATGTTTAATATAGGACTCCATTCTCTCAGGAGATTGTTGAGAGAACTTAGCGCCTACCTTGTCAACGAGAGCTTCGTTGTTATCAATAATACGTTTAAAGACTTGAGCGTGTTCAGTCGGAAGATAACGACCAGGAATCAGAGCAATCTTAGTGCGCCTAAGATAGTCAGCTGCTTCGACCTCGTTACCATTAGAAGCAGCCTCTAGAGCTAAGCGGTACCACTTGCCAGCTTCCTTCTCTGCATCCTTACGAGCATTCTTGATATCGTTGCCTACTTCAATCTTGGCGTAGGTATCAAGGATATCTTGGGGCTGTAGACCAGTCATAGCTGAGAAGAAACCACCAGCTGCACCAGCAGGCTCCATATCAAGCTTGATACCATTCTTAGTCATATACTCGCCATATACAGCAGCAACGACACCTCGCTTGATGTTCGAGTAAGCCGAGATATTATCAAGTACACCTAAGAAGTCTTGTGCCTTAAGTGGAAGATGATCTTCATTTTGATGGAACGGAGACATCAACCAATAAGCAAAAGGCTGCATACTCTTGAAGGCATCCTTAGCAGCACTACCTGAGGCACCAAAGAGAAAGTCTAGTGTACCCTTATCACCGCGCAGAAGATCTTTGAACTGCGTCAGACCACCAGGACCATAGCGCTCACCTACGTTATACTGTGTACCATAGATATATTTACCAACAACAGCAGGAATACCATGAACAACCATATTCGCGATATCGTTATCCTGCGGATTCATTCCATTGTCTAGAGCGTATTTCTTAATGCTCTCATGCAGAGGCCATATGCCAGTAAAGGCACCAGCTGCCACAGGAGCACCATACGTCATAGAGTTAACCATGAACAACCGTGCTTTCTCAGCACTCGTTAGTTTCTTACCCAACAGGAGTTCAGCCATATGGGCCTGATAAGCAAAGAACTGAGTAGGAACGCTAAGTACGCCCTGCTGATAGCCTGCATTCGAGAAACGGCTCATCGACATGGTGTTCATATCAGCACGAGCAAGAATCTCTTTGGCCCCAGCGGCATCCAGAACGGCGCCTGGATTCAATTCTTTCCATCGGAGGTACGCAGCGTTCCAGGCTGTCATACGACCTACACGTTCACCCTCTTTGAAGAAGACAGCCGCACCATCTGCGAATTCTCCCAGCTTAGAACGTACAACAGCTGGGCGCAGGAAGTCATCGAGATTTGCGTGCTCCCCGGCAACATTAGCAAAGCCAGTGCGCTGAAGCCATTCGAAGCTTTCCTTAAAATTATCTTTACTCCAGCCGAACTTGGAAGCCATACCGGACAGTCGTTCTAAGTGATCAGGATTGATCATAGCAGCACGCATAAAGTTATACGCAGGGAATGCCTGCGCAGCCTTAGCAATACCTTCTACACCAGCCACATGAACAAAGTTGGCTGCCTGAAGGAAGAACTGAGTAGGATTAAATAAACCGAGCTTAGTGTGGAAAGCAAACCCACGCATAAACTTAACTGGATCTTTAATCGTTCCTAGAAGATGCTCGTCGAGTACATTGATTGCACTCTCTACTCTATTAGCGCCTTCAGGCCCGACCTTAGTATAGAGAAGATCGATAGCCTTCTGTTTAACAGCATCCATCGAGCGTTCCCAATCGGTACGCAAGCCGAAGAACTGTATCGCCGTGCGTCGGAAGTTACGCGCTGCAGCAAGAAGTTCTGGGTCACCATGTGTTTTGAACTCGCCCTTAAAAAGAGCGTTGAAGGGATTAGCCCTGAGTTCTTCAGCGCTTGCCTTGAGTACAGGTCCGAACTCTTGGATGAAATGCTCAGCATACTTGATCTTGAGATCACCTAAGTACTTACCATTCATGACCTGCAGAGCAGCGTCTTGCATGGTCTCGATAGGATTGATCAGTCGACCATTCCTAAAACCGTACTTAGGCTCTTCTTCTGTGCCACCCTTAACGATAGTCAGAAGAGGACGATCCTTCTCTTGCGTGAAGGAGTTAAATGGAGAACCATTATAGGGATTGAATGGGCTATCTCGTCCATTCTTATACCCCTTAAAGATATCTTCGAGCTTATGGGCTTCGTCTAAACCAACACCTTTCTTCGAATACATAAAGGGAAGGTTACGCTTAAACTCACCCTTCTCTTCGTGGAATAGAGCCTCCATATCAATCTTAGGAAGGTTCTTTTCCATGTACGCCTTAAGCTGCTCAGGAGTAGCTTCATTGAAGAGTCTACGTGCTTCGTTCATCCTATCAGTAAAGAGCCTAGCGTCAGCTTCAGTCTCGAAGTGAAATAGGTTCTTATCACCAAAGTACGTAGAAGATTCCTGCATACCTCGTTGACTAATAGACATGATAGGTTGTCGCACAAAGAAACCTTCGTAGTAGTCTACGTGGCCACCTGGACGATAGTTAACCTGTTTGAATGGAACATTCGAGAACTCTGCTTCTCTTGAAAGCACATAATGAATGTTGCCATAGTCTTTGAGAACATCTCCAGCCAAAGGCATAGAGCGCAGACGCTTCTCACCTTCAGGAGTAAGCTGAATAAGCTTATAGGAACCAGACTCAATCATCTCCTGTATCTCTTCACGAGAATACGAAGATACATTAAGCTTCTTGAAAGCAGCAAGGCTGCTCTCGATGGAGCCCATATTACCAGGAGTAGTGATAATAGAAGCTCCAACTTCCTTAACCATCTGGGTAGAACGAGCTTGTTCAATAGCTACATTTCGAGCAATGTTAGCTTGAATAGCGTTCTCTGTTTGAGTACGAGCAGTACGAATATACCTAATTTCTGCTGGATTACTACTCCAGATGACTAGACCCGCGTCTCCTGATTGCCAGTCAATATCCTTAACGATACGGCCCTTGATCTGTGGAGCAACCTTAAGTTCTACGTTCTCAACAGGGAAGTGCCACATCTGAAGACCAAGACGACTGTCGATGGCCTTCTGCTGAACGTTACGAGCAAGCCAGTCAGTATCACTTATCTGTGTGTAGGTAAAGTAAGCCTGAGCTTCCTTCTCAGTAGGCATCTGGCCAAACTTAGACATCCATTCTTTTTCAAACTGACCAAGGTTCTGAGAGAACCTACCACGGAGTCCAGTCTCTTTGTCAACAAAGTCTCTCTGGTATTCAGTAAATGCAGTAAGGCGATTACGACTCTCTTTGTTCAGAGCTGCGATAGGCTTAGCGTTAGCCTTGATAAGAGAACTGATACTGGAAGAACCATACATGGCTGCCTTGCCTTCAGTAACGAGGCTCTCAGGCAACAGGCTATCAGCCATACGGGCAAAGCCAAAGATACGGCTCATAAGAGAGTTAGGAGTCTGGTTCTTAGTCTCGATTAAGGCATTACGCACAGCCTTAGACGTCTCGTTAATCGGCTGATCAACAAGAATAGCAAACTTACCGCCTATCTGACCAACACGATAGTCTACCAGTTTATACATATCGGTAGCCATCATATGAGCATTCTCGGCAGTATCGAAGAACTCTCCGGTCTTACCGCCAAGCGTAGCAGTCAGGTAATCAGTGTTGGAGATAGGATCGTGCCTAAACGAAGTACCGACCACAGAGCCATCCAGTTCAGGACGAGCCCTCATCATAGACTCTCTGGCTTCCTGAAGGGCGGTATCAAAGGCAGGAGTGCCTGGCTTAAGCCTCTCGATATTGATGGGCTTATCAAGAGTGCCTTCAACTAGAGCATAAGCCTGACGCTGAAGGGTGGTGAGTAGAGTATTCTTGAAGGTCTCAGAATAACCAGTAGAGCCATCTAAGAGGGCTTGAGGATTAGCCAGTGAGGGCACAGAGTCCTTAAGCTCAGCTAGTCCAGCACCTGGACCTTGGGCCTTCTTATCAACTGTAGCCCACAGTTTCGTGAGGGCGCTCTCTGCAACCTGTCCAGAAGCCTCTAGGACGGCCGTAGGAGAGGGAGAACGCACTGCCAGGGACCTGGCTACGTCCTTTGCTAAAACCGCGCCAGAGGCCAACGTAGCGGCTCTGGGAGCTAGTCCTAGTGGAGCCGGAGCAAGCATGCTTAAGTCAGCAGCTGAGAGCAGGTTGCTCATGAGCTGATCATTGGACGTAAAAGCAATGAAGCTAGAGAGGTAATCCCTAGCGTCTACTTTGTTCTTAGTTTTTAATTCATCGACGGTGGCCTTAAGATTAGCCATACCCTTATCACCTTGGAGGTAATAGGATTTGATCTGGTCCTCAAGGTTATTACCAAGCAGGAACGAACCAGAAGCAGGCAGACCCTTAAGGGCGTTCTGCATATGATACCAGGTCATGCCAGGCACAAAGCGCTGGGCATGATCTAGGACATGAGAGATGGTAGAGTCATTGGCTATCTCAGCTTCTAAGTCCTCTAGAAGCTTGATAGCATATTGCTGCGAAGCAACGACTGGCTTGATAGCCTCGGATGTAGGATCAGTTCGACTATCCTTACGGGTAGCTTCGGCTAGGGCAGCTTCACCGAA